GCAAGCATCGAAGAGATCGCCAAAGCACCGGGGATCAGTAAAAAGCTCGCAGAGTCGATTTATGCAAACCTGCATAGCGAGTAGAATGCCAACTCACCTCGTAGCCAGTTGTGCCGATGAATATCCCTAATCTGATTACCGTTCTACGCGTCCTGCTCATCCCGATCTTCATTTTGCTGTTTTACCTGCCTTACCAGTGGAGTTACATGGCGTCCGCCTCGGTATTCGCCTTTGCGGCGGCGACTGACTGGCTGGATGGCTACCTGGCTCGTCGCCTGGAACAAAGCACGCCGTTCGGCGCCTTCCTTGATCCGGTCGCCGACAAGTTGATGGTGGCGGTGGCATTGGTGCTGCTGGTACAGGAACACGGCAACTTATGGCTGACGCTGCCTGCTGCAGTCATCATTGGCCGTGAGATCGTCGTATCGGCCTTGCGTGAGTGGATGGCCGAACTCGGTGCTCGCGCGCATGTAGCGGTGTCCAATCTCGGCAAGTGGAAAACTGCCGCGCAGATGCTGGCGCTGGTGATCCTGCTGGCCAATCCCCGTGACTTCAGCTTCTGGGTCTTGCTGGGTTACGCCTTGCTGATGATCTCGGCGGGCCTGACATTGTGGTCGATGGTTCAATACCTGCGGGCTGCCTGGCCGCATCTGAAAACCGACGTTGAAAAGAAATAAAACTTTTTTGAATCAAAGGGTTGACGGGGCTTCTGAAATCTATAGAATGCGCCACACCAAGCGGGAATAGCTCAGTTGGTAGAGCACGACCTTGCCAAGGTCGGGGTCGCGAGTTCGAGTCTCGTTTCCCGCTCCAAGTTTGTACGCGGTTGTTGTTGTGCTACTAAACAGCGATCGTTTGAGGCCGAGTAGCAAAATGGTTATGCAGTGGATTGCAAATCCACCTACGCCGGTTCGATTCCGACCTCGGCCTCCACTATAAATAAGCTCCGTAGATCAATGATTTACGGAGCTTTTTTATTTTCAGCGCGCTGCAAGATTTAGTCTTGAAATCAGCCACTGTGAGCTTGCTTCACCGGGACGTGATGTATATATTTCCCGCTCTGCTTCATACGGCTCAACACTGTCAGGTTCGCTGGTCGACTGATTTGAGCTGTACACCGCGCTACCGCCCGAATGGCGAAACTGGTAGACGCATGGGACTTAAAATCCCCCGCTCGTAAGGGCGTGCCGGTTCGATTCCGGCTTCGGGCACCATCTTAAATCAAGGGTTTGCAGGCGAAAGCTGATGCAAGCCCTTGTTTGTTTCTGGTCCGCAATTTTGAACTTGGTTCGCAATTCGCTTGGTGGGCATGACCTTTTTGCCTTTTCGATTTCGGATGTACTGCTCGGTCATAACCACCGTCGTATGCCCAAGTTAATCTCTGGCTTGCAAGATATCACCACTGGATTCCGCCTTATCGGTACCCGCCTTGGCGCGCAAGTCGCGCATCTGAAACTTTGCTGCACGACCCATGCGCCCGTTATGAAAACCCGAACCCGCCCAGTGCGGGTTTTTATTGACCAGAATTAGGATACGTCCATGCCTTGGCTTAGAGGTGGGACTGTTGCCGTCACCAATGGATCAACGACCGTTGTCGGCACGAATGCAGACTTTGCAGCGAACTCTCGGATCGGCGACGCGTTCATCGGTCCCGATGGGGCCAGCTATGAGATCGGCAACGTCGCGAGCGCGACAGTGATTTCGAACATTCCGGCTTACAAGGGGCGAACAGCCAGCAGTGTCGCCTACGCTATCATGCCGGTGCAGGGTTATCCCAAGGCTCTAGCCGACTCGTTCAACAACATCAATCGTCAGTGGGGATCAAAGCTTGAGGCACTTGGCACCACAGGCAACTACGAAATCCTTCCGCTGGATAAGGGCGGTACCGGGGCGGCTGCCAATAACGGCGCCGAGGTTTTCGCTGCGCTCGGCGCTGGCGGCATCTTGGGCGAGGCCCCTTATTTTGGCGGGAGCATCGACAGCCGTACTGCTGTTCCTCTGGATGTGTGCTTTATCGGCCCATCAACTGGCGGCACCAAGCCGTCCGGGGTTTCCTACGGAATCCTTACCACCAAAGGCGCCATCGGTAACCAAGGATCACACCAGGAACTTTGGGAAGTAACCGGCGCGACGGGTACGACAACCAACACTTGGCACCGTGATCAGTACGGCAGTGGTGGCGCCTGGGGGTCATGGCGCAGGCGCTACAGCAACAACAATATTCTGGGCACCGTAGCCCAACCTCCGGCGCTCCCGCCGGTGAACGCCGCAAGCGGTGCGCTTTTCCTGAGCAACGCGGTCGGCGCCGGCAGCTATCCGATGGCCTTTATCTCGATTCCTACGGTCACTGCGATGGCGTGTGTCTCCGGTTATCAGTGGGCGTTGTGGGCGGCCAACGCCACCGAACCAACTGCAACGGCTTGGGGCAGCTACTACGCGGTGGCTGCTGCTTCGACCACGCAGGGCGCCTGGCTGAATATAATTGCTGTGGGGAGATGGTTCTGATGATTATTTATCTTTCACCGCCGCGCCGTGACGACACGCTGACGGTATCCAAATCTGGCGATGTGCTGGTGGTGAACGGGGAGACCTTCGATTTTTCCAAGGTCGGAGAAGGGGATACGCTGCCTCTTGCTGCTATCAAGTCCATGTGGTTTTCCGGGGATGTCTCGCGAACTGATGGCGAATTGTCGCTCACGCTGCTGTTCCTGAATCCATGGAATTACAGCCCTGAACAGGCTTTTCCGGTACCGCTGAAAGAAGTCCCGGACGGCGCCATCGCTCTGCCCAAGCCATTGCCGAACAACTCGGAAATAAGGGGCGTCATTGACTGGTCGCAGCTCATCACCGCTTCGATGAAGGCTAAGGCCGAGGTCGCGGCTCATCTTCAAGCAATGAAGACGGCGCTCGCCGCGAAGAACTCGACGGCGGTGATCCAGATTTCGCGCATTCAGGATCGGATCAACACCATCGGTTACGGCATCGAGGCGGGCGAGGCAACCCCAGAGGATGAAGCGGAGCAGGCAGCGTTGATGCTCAGCCTCAAGTCGTGGAAAGCCTACAAGTTTGCTCTCGGCAAAGTGACAGCCCAGCCAACCTGGCACGCCTCGCCGGTTTGGCCAGTTGAGCCGGCTATTCCGGAAATCGAAGCCTCGCCCATGAGTCGCACTGTCGACCAAGCCTGAAACAGCCTGGGCAATGTCGGATCGCTGTTAACCGTGTCGACCTTACCTCGGCAAGCGCGGCATGGCTTGCCGCCCCTCAAACCTAATTGTTTTTGGCGCGTGATGATGCGGTATCATCCGCGCCAAACAATAAGACATGGATGGCTTGGTATGGATAACAAGGCGATGATTGAAAGCCTGACGTCGCTCAGGTTTTTCGCTGCTCTTGCGATAGTTTTTCACCATTCTAGGGGGGTGGTTCTGTCGCAAGAGTTTATGTATGGACTCCCTCTGGCCGCAGGAGTCAGTTTCTTTTTTGTTCTTTCTGGCTTTATTCTGGCTTACGTTTATTCTGGAAAGATGCAGAAAGTTGGGCTTTATAAGTTCTACACCGCACGCTTTTCGAGGATATGGCCTGCCCATATATTTACGCTTGTTCTTGTGATGCTGATTTTTCCTTCAAGTGAATGGGCATTCGGTGTTGAGCCGTCATGGGTCATTGCCGTGATTAATGGCGCGCTGCTCCATTCCTTAATACCGATACCGGCTTATTACTTCTCCTTCAATGGCGTGTCGTGGAGCATCTCGACAGAGATGTTTTTCTACATTGCTTTTCCTGTGCTGATTGCTTCACTCGGAAAAACCTGGCATGTGAAGCTTCTAATCCTTGCTGGCGGCGGAATCATTGGGGCTGTGGCGTTCAACGCTTCAGGGGCGAACTACCTGTCCATGGCTAAGCTGAAAGACTTTTCCGGGCACGGCCTGTTCTACATCAGCCCGATTGCACGGATTCAAGAGTTCTTCATAGGTATGCTGTTTTTCAAGGCCTTCAGTTATATCAAGTCATGGCGCGGTTTCAATACTCTCACCTGCACAGTGCTAGAGGTCGTATCAGTCATGGCGGTTATGTTGCTTACGATTAAATTCATCCATCTGTCATTTGAAATGTCAGGTCGGGCAGACGGGGCAGTTGGAGAGTTTTTGAGTCATGTTTTTTTAGCTCTTTTGTTTGGGACGCTCATTCTGAGCTTTGCCATGAATAAAGGGGTTCTCTCAAGACTCCTAAGCCTGAAAGTGTTTGTAGTGCTTGGAGAGATAAGTTTCTCTATGTACATGATTCATCAAATAATATTCAGACTGTATAACTCAAATCGCGGATATTTTGAGTGGATGCCGGTCTGGGTATCCTATTCGCTACTTCTGGCGTTTGTCATCGCCTGTGCTTATGTGATGTGGCGTTTTATAGAGATGCCGATGCAAGCACTCTTACGCAAGGGCTTTGCCAGTCTTGCTGGGAATAGTCAGGCACGCCGAGAGGCGTCAGCCAGCTGAAATCCGATTACACCTAAACCCGCCGAGGCGGGTTTTTTATTGCCTGGAGAAAAGTGATGCCGATGACCCAGCAGCAGTTGCTGCAGATCCTCCCTAACGCCCGCACCGAAGCGGGCGTTTTTGTGTCCGCTCTGAACACCGCCATGCAGCATTACCAGATCGTCGGCTCAAAGCGTGCCGCTGCACTCCTCGCGGAAATCGGCCACGAGTCTGGCCAATTGCGCTACGTGCGTGAGATCTGGGGGCCGACCGCTGCCCAGCGCGGGCACGAAGGTCGCGAAGACTTGGGCAACACCGTGCTGGGTGACGGCCGGAAGTATTGCGGGCGCGGCCTGATCCAGATTACCGGCCGGGCGAATTACACCAAGTGCGGCGAAGCGCTTGGTCTCAACCTGATCACTCATCCCGAGCTGCTCGAGCTGCCGCAGCACGCGGCAATGTCGGCGGCGTGGTTCTGGAAACAGAATGGACTGAACGACTTGGCCGATCAGGACCAGTTCAACACGATCACCCGGCGCATCAATGGCGGGTTGAACGGTCTGGCGGATCGAATGGCGCTGTGGGAGAAGGCGCGGGCGGTGCTAGCGTGACCGTCCTGTGGCGGTTGACGGGCGTGCTGGCGCTGGTGCTGATCGGCGCCGGCAGCGCCTGGCAGTTTCAGGACTGGCGCTACGGGAAGCAATTAGCCCAGCAAGCCCAGCAGCACGCCGAAACCCTCAATCAACTGACCCAGGCCGCCGCCACCGCGCAGCAGACCGAGCAGGACAAGCGTTTGGCGCTCGAGCAACGGCTGGCGGCCAGCGAGCAAACCCATTTCAGGAAAATGACTGATGCACAACGTGACCAAGATCGCCTGCGCGATCGCCTTGCCACTGCTGATTTGCGGTTGTCAGTCTTCCTCGACGCAACCGACGCTGCCAAAGGCTGTGGGGGGCCGGCCACCGCTGGCGCTGGCGGCGTGGATCATGCAGCCGTACGAGCCCGACTTGACCCAGCGCATGCTCAAAGAATTATCGCCATCACCGACACCGGCGACCGCGGACTGATCGCCCTGCAGGCGTGCCAGGCCTACGTTCAGGAAATATCACGCTGATGGGGGATCGAGGGGGCGAAAGGATTCTCGCCTTTCAGCGTTTTGATTTCTGTAGCCAAGTGAGAAATGTGCCTGCCCTTCGCCATCAGCTCCCAGTTTGTGTTGATCGTGATGTCGTTCGCTCGCCGGTCAGCCTCGGCGGCCTCATTCTTGGCAGCGGTCAATTCAGCCCTGAGAGAATTCCTCTCGATCGTGAGCGCATCGTTGTCACGCACCAAGCCCTGAACATTTTCCAGCGCGCGCTCAAGCTTGAGGGTGAGAGCTCCGAATTCGTTCTCGTACATCCGGAGTTGATGCCGGCAGGTTTCGAGCGGGGTCTTGATCCAACAAAACTCGCAATGCACTCATCCGCTCCGCTGGTCGCCGTTGGGCGCGGAGGGGAGTGCATTCGGGTGGTGTCGGGGAAGAGGTGCCGCATGTGCGGGCTGGCTCTGATTACCCGGATCAGACCGGGAATTTCTCGGCGTCGTAGGCCCGAAGGCCGCGCGGTGGTGGTTGTTCATTGGTGCAGATGGCCGGAGCTGATCACGGCATGAATATTAGCGGCCTCAGTGACATCGGAGTTTCACCGGGGCGAAGGTTTCAGCCGCTTATTCTTGGACTCGCCGTGGCCATCTGGGCGCTTACTCACTTTACCGGCCACGATTCCCGCGATCCCTCAGGTCTTACACTTGCCCGTCAGCCCGGGCATTCATCTGCTTGTTGCGGTGATGCAGGTGGGCGGTTACCAATTCCGGCGAATTTCAGCCAGGCGCAGGCGTACCCCGTCCCCCTTTTCAACGTGCCCGATGGCGTGGCGGAGCTACCTGCGCCATTGCCTACGACATTCGTTACTGCGCAGGTTGATCAATGAATATTGACTGGAGCAAGTTGGTAACGAAAGCGATGAAGGACGCGGCGGCCGCTGCCGCAGCGCTTACCGCGGCTAAGGTTGAGCTGGCCGCGTACAATTTAATTGCGGTCGAGCAAATCGCTCGGATTCAGGACCGTGTGGATACGATCGGCTATGGCATCGATGTTGGCGAAGCCACCGAGGAGGATGAGGCCGAGCAGGCTCAACTGATCATCAGCCTCAAAGTTTGGAAGGGATACAAGTTTGCGCTGGGTAAGGTCACGCTGCAGCCAAATTGGTATCAAGCCTCAGTATGGCCAGCCCAGCCGCCTACCCCGGAAATCATCGCCGCGCCATTGTTGGGCGAGCTAGACATTAATAGATGCGCAGTAAATCTACATGATGACCACAGTCTTTTTAGACTGACATACATACAGCGCATTTCCTTTTGGAATATTTAGAGCGATTGCGTAAGCTCCCGGTACAAGCGCCGTAGTGTCTAAAACAAAGTTAAAGCCTGAATTAGTAAGCTCCTTGTTATTATAGGCCTTAGCTACATCAGGACGGTCGATTCGCGCAGGGTCCTTGGCAGTTGCTTCGCCTTGCGCTCCAGTTAGGCGCATTTGCAGGTTTTGCGCTGTAACTTGTTTGGCTTCGTCAAATGCCCAGCCCTGAATTTCAACTTTGCCTCGCTTAACATAAACAATGGCGTCGGGTTTTCCAGAGATTAGATCCACGCTGCATTTATCTGTGCCGTACGTGGTTACGGTTTTACTCACAGTGTTATCGTCGCAGCCTGATAGAAAGACCGCTGCGAGAGACATAAAAGCTGCTGCACTGATTTTGCTCATGGTCTTCATGTTAACCGTCTAGGCCTGAAAATGGCGCATTCTACGTCAATCCATCCCATTTGGTTATTTTTGGCTACGCTTTTTGACGACCTATCCCCCCGGGATTTTTGCGACTAACAGCCAGGAAGAGCTTCAATCGTACGTTAGCTCTGGCAGCTAATCGCCTGCGTTGCATGAGCGCAGTCTGCTTATCCGCCTTATCTACGCTTTTCTCGCTCCGCCTTCTCATTTAGCAGTCGCTGGTTTCTCATGGAGCGGACGGTCACGCTGATCTGCGACCTGCGTGAGGTCCTGACTTGGCTGAGCAACTCCGTGCTCTCGCTATGTATGTAGGCAGTTTCAGACCTTCGGTCAGCCAGTTGCGAGCGCAGCGCGTCTCGCTCGCCAGCAACCTCGTTATTCAGGTGGCTGAAGGCATGGGCTATTCGATTCTGGCGCATGCCGCGGTCCAGGAGGATATCGCCAAGGGTCTCCTGGTGGGTCACGCCATTGAGAGGCCGGGCATTCGATCAACGGTTTCGTTGACCACGCTAAGAGAGCGCAGAAACAGTCGTCTGGCGTTGAGTTGGGAAAAAATTCTATTGGAAACGCTAGAAGAGCTTGTGACGGTTGGAGCCTGGAAGGACGCCACGCTTTGGCTGGGTAAAGAGGGGGCCTGAGTGTGCATCGTCAGAAACGACAAAGCCCTGAATAATCAGGGCTTTGTCTTACATCAGAGCAGGCAGTAGCTGGTCAGTGCACCACTGACGGTTGGGTAGCGATCGAGACGGTGAGGGTCACGACAATCAGCGCAACGAGCACCCAGAACAGCACCATGACTGTCAGCATGACGGCCTTCAGGCTTTGGTAAAGCCGACGCAGCCAATGACCTTCGGGTTTTGCTTGTGAGCGGGTTCTGAGTACGCCTTTCAAATAGAAACCGATGAGGGCAAGCAATGCGCCATCAATGAATAGCGCGGGCAGGCCGGCTTCGGGGAAAATGCTGCCCCACCGATAGAATGACGACCGGCTCAGGAACACCACATAACACATGAGGCTGCCGTAGGGGATGGCTCTCCACCATTTACCGGCCAGCGCTCCGACCATCAGGCACATAATCACCATGAACGGGTTGAAGAGAATATTGATCATCCACTCTAGTACGTTGGGAAAGTAGCCCGGGGAATGGATGCTGCGCCAGATGTGTTCCAACATTGTTCAGGTTCCTGCCTTCTATGGAGTAAGGGGTGCTTCCGTGCCGCTGCAAGGTATCGGCGCATTGTCGGGTTACATAAGTCCTGTGGTGTAAATCAGGGGGCGGTTATGTTTTTCATTCGGCGTGAAGCCGAACGGAGCACTCAAAACCGTTGGTCAGTTCTCAATGCAATCCGACTGGCAAGGGACTACGTTTGTGGTCTGGTCGATAACGTCGTGGGAGATATCAAGCAGTCATTGAAGCGATAATCCGAGTTAGACCCAGCGACGCCGATTTCAGGATGGATCTTGATCAAGGCGCGGTGCATCGCCCAGGCGATGGGTATCCAGACTTCCAGTCTGTAACGCAAAACCCGCCACCTTCAGCGTGTTAAGGAGAACACAGATGGCAATCAACCCAACACTCTCGACATCAGATAAAACCGCTCTCGTCAAAGCCGAGGTGTACCGTTGGTACAATCTCTTCTTTCCGTGGTCGCGCGGCGTCTCTTCCCAATCGGAAGGCGCCATCAAGCCCTTGTACGATGCGCTGTCGAGCGAGTTCCGAGTGGTGCTCACCGACGGTCAGATCATGAGTCGGGCGGACTACTGGGAGCGACTTTGGGGTCTGTATGGCAAACGTGCCGGAAGCCCTGAATCGCACATCACCAATCTCTCGATCACACCGCTTCCTGGGGATTTCTTCCTGGCGGTATTCGATCTCGTCAAAGATGGAATTACCAAAAAGAAAGTCGATTCGGCGCTGATGCGCGTCGACCAGAACTCTCCATCGGGAATTTCATGGATTTATGTCCATGAAAGCGAGCACGAAAGAGCGCTGGCATAAGTCGCTCACTTCCCATCCTCACGGCTGCAAGGCCTGCAGGTTCGTAACGTTGAAGAAAAGACCAGGCCCAGCCTCGCGCTGGGCTTTTTCGTTTCTGCGGTCCAGACAGAACATGAAAAGCCCGGACGTATCCGGGCTTTTCAGGGCAAACCTTCAGCGCGAATCGACGTCTTCTGCAGTCCGGGCGTTTGATCTTTCCTTGCGCCTGCGAAGCCAACTGAAGAACGCGTGTACCGGGTGCAGAAATGCCGCAATCACGCACAGCAGCATGATGATGAAAATGGCAATCAGCGGGAGGCTTTCGTGCGAGAACATGGTGGGGTACTCCTGTAGTCACTATGTCGGAACCCGCAGGCTAGACGCATTGAGCCATGCTTGCGATGAACGTATGTTCATCTTTTAGCGCTTGAACTGTGCTACGGCGGGCTGGCCAAAATGATCGATTCAGGATGTGCGCAAGCAGGGTCTGCGCAGTCATCCGGGGATCTTTTTGCGATACAGGAGGATGGTGTAAATGCGGTAAATCGGAGACGTTCGGCGCTGGCCTTTGATTGAGGCCAACGCCGTGCGAGGAGTGCTTTATCAGCCGCGCTTCGGCAGCTTCCAGTTCGGGCGAATGAAATGGCAGGTGTAGCCATTCGGGATCCGCTCCAGGTAGTCCTGGTGCTCAGGTTCCGCTTCCCAGAATGGCCCGGCCGGTGCGATTTCGGTGACCACACGGCCTGGCCACAGACCAGAAGCGTCGACGTCGGCAGCGGTGTCTTCAGCGATGTCGCGTTGCTGCTCGTTGAGGTAATAGATTGCCGAACGATAGCTGGGGCCGAGGTCATTGCCTTGACGGTTGGGTGTGCTCGGGTCGTGGATCTGGAAGAAGAATTCGAGGATCTGCCGGTAGCTGATCACGGCCGGATCAAAGACGATCTCGATGGCTTCGGCGTGGTTGCCGTGATTGCGGTAGGTGGCATTCGGTACATCGCCGCCGCTGTAGCCGACTCGGGTGTGCAGCACGCCGGGATAGCGTCGCAGCAGGTCTTGCATGCCCCAGAAGCAGCCGCCGGCGAGAATGGCGGTTTCGGTTTGTCCGGTCATGATCAGTGCTTCCTCTCGGTAACAGTGGGTATAGCCAGTGTTATGAGGGCGCGTCGGCCAATTCCAAGGCTGCCCAGACGATCCAGCGTCTCCTGCCATAAAAAAACCCCGGCGGTTTAGACCAGGGCTTCATGGGGGCTGACTGGGAGTCCGGCTCAGTTCAGGCTCGGATGACTGTAAAAAAACGACGTTGAACTGTCTGTGAAGTCTCTAGACAAACGCCTGCCCGTAAAAGCCCCGTGGCAGACGCTGCGGCCCGGCCAGTGCGGTCAATCGTTCGATCCATTCCGAGCGCCAGTTCGAGGCGCCGTGATCGGCTTTGGCATGGCGAGCGACGCGGCGTGCGGCGTTGCGCTGGGTCTTGCGCGCTTCTTTATAGGCCTCAGTGTTGCGGCAGCTGCGGCATTTGACGCGGTTGAGTTCCTGGCTCGAGGCAAGGTTGCTGCCCTTGTGACCACAAGCCAGATGTCCGTCTGTTTTGAAATGGATAACCATGAACCGTCTCCTGGGTGACGTGTACAGGTTATGACCTCCCACGACCCGGGGCGTTCGGTGCATCGGCCAGGTGGTACGCCGACTGACTGTCGTTTATCGCTGCAATCATCTGAAACGAGGCAGTGGCCGTTCGACCGGTTGCAGCGCAGACAGGGTGCTGCGGATCAGCGGCGTGTCTTTTTCGATGTCGTTCAGGCGATCACGGATGCGCAGTGCGGTCGGATGCCCGCCTTGGTGATCGACCCAGTCGGCGATCTCCTTGCAGGCCGCAGCAAGGCGCGCCTGACGGGAGTCGAGCAGGGTGAGGAGGGTGGTGATGGACTCTTTTTCGGACATGGAACACCTCCGTTCAGACAAACCGTTGAGAGGCAGCAAAAAGCCCGCGGGCTGCGAGCACTGCGCCGTTGGGGCGCTGGTCCGTCAGCTGAATTGAGTATAGACCCGGCCTGTCCTTGTATCAGCCGCTGGACTGGCGTGCCGGCAGTGGCGTGCTGGCGGCATTGAGCCGGCGACATTCGCGTCGGGCCTCTTCCTCAAGGTCGTAGCCATCACCGATGAAGCCACCGGTGCGGGTGTCGTTGATTCGATACCAACTGCTGGCCTCGGCGGGTTCCTGCAGGCTTTCTCCGGCGCGGCGACCGTGAATGATGATCTTGTTGCAGCGCTTCACGACAAAAATGTCTTCCATGGCGTCACCACAGCGAATAGGTGTCAGATCAACTATAGAAGCCTTGGCCAATCGTGCAAAAAATAGACAGTCAGTTCGTCGGTTGGAGCCGCCAATCCCCAT